GCCTCACGTAGGGGGGTTTCCCGAACCGGCGCACCCGGGGTTGGTCCTAACCTGCACCTGGGGGGGCCTCTCTTGCCCAAGGAGGGCGAGAGAGGCTGACCCTCAATTAATAAGGCAGGGGACACTCGGGTACGTCGGGGGGGGGGCCCGCACTGGTGACGGGTGCAATTCCTCCTCCGAACTTTCTACTAATCTCTCCACCGGTCGAAGAACTAGCCGGAAAACTTCTAACCCGCAAGTATGTCCAATCCATTGAAGCCAACTAAGCTGGGAATCTCCGAGATTGCCGATCGCACAACCACGCACGCGCTTCAGATGTTTCATCTGAGTGATGCGGTGGAGGTGCCTCAGTTCAAGGAGTATAAACAGCCTGAGAAGGTTTGGGAGTTGGTGCATAGGCACGGACTTGATTTGCAGTTTGTGGAGTCCGTTTTAATGGATAACCGCTGTGTTGATAAGTCCGTGCGTGAACAATTGAGTCGGGGGAAGGCGGTTTTGGCATCTGCCCCCGTCGGGGGTCTGCAGGGGCGTACCCGCGACCTGGCTGCCGTTCAGGCAGCTCAGGTATATTATGACGCCCTGGGCAGCACCGACGAGAAGAGGAGCATTCGCGAAGCGTGCGAAAGCAAGTTATTAGTCGCTGGAGGTGCACATTTTGCCTTCGGCCGCATTCTCCAGTATTATCCCAAGCGCGGGGCAGGTAGGGACTTGGTCCCTCCCACCGCGCGCGAGGTGGAGATTGCGCTGGCTCAGTGCGGCCTCAGTGGTCCTCTACCAACCACCCGTCTTTCCTTGTCAGCTGCTTTCGCAGATGCCATGGAAGAAGGGGAGGTAGAGGTTGTCGCTGATGCTGAGAACGGTTTCCCCACCATGGGGAAGTTCCGTGACGCTGAGGCCAGGGAAGCTTGCTTACGATACGCCGCTGCACTGCGCAACGAGTTAGAGTCCCATCGCTCCAACATGGACGGTCATTTGACCGCCTTGGAGGCGCGAGACCCGTTGTTGTTCACAGTGCGGGGTAAGGCCAAATCGGACATGTACAAATGGTCGAAAGTAGAGGGCGGAGCATTGCGTTTCTACAACGTAATTGGTCGCCCTCTGACACTGATTATGCAACAGGCCACGCAGGTATTGGAGAGGAGCACAGGAACGCTGGCTACCACCCCAGTTGTTGGTGACCGATACCTAGCCACGGTGATGGGCCATGCCCTCACCGGCGGCGGTGCGGACGCGCTAGTGACCCACATGGACTGGCAGTTAGCCAGTACAGGTTACGCTCGTCTGCACTGTGGCGACGACACGTGGCTTGCCGTGCGTACGGATGAGGGCGTAGCGCTGTTTTCAATTGATTGCAGTGCGTTTGACCTCACGCAGCACAGCAGCGTGTCAGAGCCTGTTCACGCCGCATTACGGCGACGCTTGGAGGAGATTGATCCTGTCTCCGCTGCTGTTTGGCACAAGATGGCCAGGCAGCGAAGGACAGTAGTTGCTGGATCAATCACAGCCGTGATGAAGCATGGGGGTCCATCTGGGATGCCTTTGCAGTCTAAGGTCAATGACATGCTGATGGATGTTTACCTTCAGCGTGTCATCATGACACTGCACAAGCATCGCCAAGAGGGGCTACCTATGACTCAGGACGTGATTGAGTCAGCAATTCAGAAAGAGGGTGCGTCGTTGGGCTTTGTGGTTCGCCTAGAAGAACTGGACAATCATGTCGGCGTCACCACTGTGCGAGAGTGTTTGGAGCGTCACCCCTTTTTGTTTGTGGGGTATCGCTTTCACGTTCGCAACGGCATGGTGATGCCGTACATTGACATTCCACGCGCGATAGCGCGCTTGCCTTACAATTCTTCCTTCGACTGGCTAGAGAAGCAGGCCCATTCTGTGCGCACGGCCATCCGTATTGGAGGCCTAGTGCTCAGCATGGGGGTGCCACCAGCTGGCGAGGAGCGTGCGTTTGCTAAGTTGGTTGCAGCTGCCCGTTTTGGGCTAGCGCGCCAGCTTCACACCGCCGCTGCGGAGAAAGAGGTGGAATTTCAGGTGAACAGGCTGGTATTTGTTGCAGATTCGGTGAAGTACACCATTCGTGACATGAGGGGGTTGCTGAACGCTCTCACCCCAGAACGGATTTCTCAGATCTGGGCTGAGGGAACAGAAATCGTCGAGGATGATGCCCTAGACGACTGGGCAGACGCAGTAGACGCAGAAGAGGCTCAGATGAGGTATGCCAGTCCATTGGAGTGGCTACAGCAGAGAGCTGAACTGCGCAGTATTGCGCCTGGCGGTCGCATACCGGGGCAGCGTCCCGTTGGATTGCGGATAATGTCAGCTGCTGTCTTAGGCCGTGTGCCACCTACCATTCCGAGGGAAGTCAAAGCACCACCGGTGCGATCCGTCGGTATGGGAGATGTGCGCGCGAAGGCTAAGAAGCGGCTACAGTTCGCAAAGGAAACAGGTTATTGGCCTGCGGAGGACGACGATGACTGGGAGAGCGAGGTCTCTTCACGAGACTACGGTGACTGGGAGTGACTCAAAGGAAATGGTGGATGAGGTTCTTGGACCCAAACTAACCAAGTGGACCATACCCGCGGGAAAATTACTTTAAAAGAAACTTTCAAGCGGAGTGATATCAACCATGGCCAACAAGACGAAATCTAATTCTACATCTGTAACAGGCAAGAGGAAACGGGGACAGCAAAGCGCTGGCCGCCAGGGACAGGGAACGTTGATGACAACAGTCGGGGGAGCCACAAATGTGAAAGCGAACTCAGCGATCGTTGTTCCGCGTGCTATTACTACCACGTGTAACAACGGCGCGGTTGTTCGCATTGCCAACACTGAGGTGTGGTCGGCATTGTGGCCCGTCGATACCGGCGACACCTTTGGTGTCTCCGGCGTGTACATCAACCCTGTTCAGAGACTAACCTGGGCAGGTTCGATAGCCATTAACTTTAGTAAGTACAGATTTACTAAGTTACGGTTTCACTATCGTCCCATTGTTGGCACCACAGCCGGTGGCTTCTTTGCCATGGCTTTTGCCACCGACCCAGAAGATGCAACTGCAGTAGACACGCTGACGAGTGCGAATACGCTATCGCGATTGGCAAACTCTCGGCGGTATGTGCAAGTGCCCGTGTGGCAGGAAGCCGTCATGGACGTTCAGCCGTCCGACTTTTCGCAAAGTTGGTACTTGGTTGAGGCGTCGACGGTGAGCGACCAGGCTACAGCACGTCAGTGTACTGCCGGAGCATTCTTTCAGTCTGCCCTAGCTGCAAATGATCTTGCCACAGGCATACTTTATGTGGAGTATGTCCTGGAGCTGATGGATCCAGTGAATGCCTTAGTGAACAGATAAAGCAAGTTGGGATGATGGTTGAGCTCAGTTGGAACAAGCCCGAAAAACCTCTATAAATAGACATAAGATGAGGCGAAGTTCCGCTGAGTGACGAGAAGTGCGGTGAGAGCATCCGCTGCCGTTAAACAACACAACGGAGAACCCGGTGCAAGTCCGGCCA